CTCTTATTTCAAGTGGTATGAAATTGAAATTCAATGCAAGAATAATTTTCAAGTCTCTAATTTGTTTAAATCCCACAACAAAAACCGGTGAGTATTTCATCCAATTTGAAGGATCTTGATAGTGAAAAAAATAAAATCTACCAGTAGTTATATCAGAAATAGAGATTGCAGTGCACATATCATCAGATTTTGAATACTTATCAACCATAAAAATCACATTACTCTTATAAAAATCTACTATATTTTTACCAAAAACTTTCTGATTAAGTTTTATCCTTTCTTGTAGAGCACCCATGTCAATATATATTAGGATGTTAAACAGTGCACCCAAAAATAGTAACTACCATCAAGGAAATTTCATTCCAACACACACTCAAAAAGTCTTAAAATTAAATTCTCAAGGTGGTGTTTATTATAGAAGTTCTTGGGAATTGAAAATAATGACTTGGTTAGATGCTAATGATAAAATAGTTAAGTGGGGCTCAGAGTGTATCACAATTCCATATCAATTAACCCATTATGATAAAGGTGATATCAGAATTAAAAGTCACAATTATTATCCAGACTTTTATTATGAAATAGAACAAGGAGAGGGAATTACTAAAAAGGTAATTGCTGAAGTGAAACCGATGAAAGAATATAAAATGGTTTTGAGTCTACAAGAAAAAAAACTTCAAGTACCTGATTCTAAAAGTTCGATAAAGAAATTAAAAAATTTTGAGTACGATCTAAAAATGGCTCAAAAAAACAGTGAGAAATGGAAAACGATGATTAAATACTGTGAAAAAAAAGGATGGAATTTTATAATCATAACTGAAGATCACCTTAAAAGATTCAACCTCTAATAAGACAAAGTGTACACATTTTAATGATACAATAAAGAATATCCCTTCTCATATTAAATGGATCTAAAAAGAACCATCTAACCACTAATAGAAGTGATAGAGTAGCTCCTAACCAGAAATTTGTAAAAAATAAAAATACTACCCATCCGAAGTATAATATCATCGATGCGAAATAAACCGAATCGAGGATAACTAGTAATCTATTTGTATAATTTCTATTTTTAACATCAGTCAAAAGACGATTCCTAGAAAAAATATAATAAATAGTAACTAAAAAGAAGTAAAAGTTCATGTATTTGGTTTAAATATAATTTCTTCTAGTGAAATCAAGTTATTTTTTTCAATTTCAGTAAGTCTTAAATTTTTACTATCTAATAATTTTGAGTATAGATTGTCGGAAACAAATGCCTCGACCGTTGTTCCTACTATTCTCTCATAACTACTAGGAATTTTAGGAGTTCTTGAGTCATAAACACCTTTCAAATATGAATCTCTTTCACTTTCAGAGACATGTATCGAGCAACCATCTTGTAATATTATTCCATTTCTAGAGGACTCTTCCCATAATTGTAAAACACACTTATTCATAAATTAACAATTTTCAAACTAATATACAAAAAAAATTACTATTTGTTTGATTGAAAATACTTCAAATCATACTCAACCATTTCTCTACAAAGCTCCTCTACTTCATACTTTGGTCTCCAACCAAGTACTTCATACGCTTTAGTTGAATCTCCTATAAGTAGATCAACTTCGGTAGGTCTAAAATACCTCTCATCAACTGAAACTAGAACTTTACCTGTTTTTCTATCAACACCGACCTCGTCAATTCCAGATCCTTGCCAATCAATATCTATATTTACAAATTTGAAAGCCATAGTAGTAAAATCTCTAACTGATATTTTTTTACCAGTAGATAAAACAAAGTCGTCAGGATTTGAATGTTGCATCATAAGCCACATACCTTCAACATAATCCTTTGAGTGGCCCCAATCTCTCTCAGCTGAAAGATTTCCAAGTAGCAATCTATCTTCAAGTCCTAATTTTATTTTAGCAACAGCTTGTGTGATTTTTTTTGTTACAAATGTCTCTCCTCTTAGTGGAGACTCATGATTAAATAGTATGCCGCTACAAGCAAAAATTCCATAAGCTTCTCTGTAATTTACAGTAATCCAATGTGAGTATAATTTTGCCACCCCGTAAGGACTTCTAGGATAGAATGGTGTAGTTTCTTTTTGAGGGATTTCTTGTACCAAACCAAACATTTCACTAGTTGAGGCTTGATAAAACTTAGTCTTTTTTTCAAGTCCCAAAATTCTTATTGCCTCTAAAATTCTAAGGGTTCCAATAGCATCAGCGTTTGCAGTATATTCGGGAGTTTCAAAAGATACCTTAACGTGTGATTGTGCGGCGAGATTATAAATTTCATCTGGTTGAACTTCTTGAATAATTCTAATCAGGTTAGTTGAATCAGTGAGATCTCCATAATGTAAGAAAAATGACTCTCTCTGTGTCTCATAAAGATGGTCTATTCTTGATGTATTAAAAGAGGAACTTCTTCTTTTAATTCCATGAACAATATAATTTTTAGACAATAGTAACTCAGCTAAGTATTTACCATCTTGTCCCGTGATTCCAGTGATAAGTGCAATTTTTTTCATAATTTTTATACATCTAAGACTTAAAATGTTTTAAAAAATTTATATATATCAGTAAATCAATAAATTTTACCATGTGTTATACAAGAGAACAAATTGAGAAAGCAGTGAAAAATAAAGGATATGTTTGGTTCGAGGATGAATCAAATAAATCTTATGATGTCAATATAGTCGGAGTTAGAAATAACCAATCACAAGTATCTGATAAGGTTACTAATGTATTCGATGATTGTTTAACCATAACTTTTAAAGATGAGTCAGGTAAATGGCAGTTCTATTGTTGGAATGCAACTACTGATCCTGGAAAAAAAGGTGTGCAACAATTTACAAATAAAAAAGGCGTAGCTAGATTAGTACCAAATCAATACAGAAGTGTTTACCAAATTGATAAACATCAATCTAAATACTGGGCATTATGTCAAAGAAACGGTGAAGTTAGTGTGTGGAGAGATAAAAATAAAGACTTAGTATTTGAAGAGAAAGTGGTCGATACTGGTTATTTTGGAATCAATATTCATAAGGCTGGTCAAGATACAACTTGGGTAGAAAATTGGAGTGAAGGGTGTCAAGTATTTAAAAGAGTTAAAGACTTTGATCAATTTATGTTAATTTGTAAAAAAGCCTCTAAAATACATGGGAATAAATTTACCTACACTCTAATTGAATCAACTGATATAGTTTGATTTTGAGTGTCATTTTTTCGATAGATCCACTTTTTAAGTCCGCATCCCCAGATTCTCCAGTATTTAAGATTCTGTAATATTTCATTTTCTGATAAATTTGAGTCATGTCCCATTTTAACAAGTCTCTTTTTGTTAAAATTAAATCTATGTTTTCTAACCCCATCGACAACTCTCCAGTAATTAACTTGAGTGTCGTGCACAAATTTGAATCCTAATTTATCATACATATCACCTGTAAAAATAGAAGAGTCACTAAAAGATTCTATAATTGAATATTCATAATTATTAATATAATACTTAAAAAGCTTTGAAGAGGCTCCGACTACTGATAAATTTATTCTATTACAAAATCTAACTAATTCTGTATCTTTTCTTTTCTTTCCAAATGTCATTAGACTGACTAATTCGTCTTGATAGAATAGACCTAGATTTATACTTGAATTACTGTATCCTTGTATATGATTTTGATTTAAAAATTCTCTAACTATTTTCGGACTTTTAACAACTCTAATTTCACACTGTCTGGCATAGATTTTATTACTAATTTTAGAAATTCTATTTAAAATAATTGACTTAATTATTTCCTTTTTATATACCCAATCATCTTCCCATATATGTACAAGCGATATTCCTCTTTTATTACACTCTTTTGTCTTATTTAAATGATAATATTTATCTTTATAAATTTCAGAATGCCAATAAACACCGTTAAATTCAAAAGCTAAATTTAAACTTGGTATAAAAACATCAAGAGACATTGGTGGTATTATTTCATAAGAATTAGATATAAATTCGACACCACATTCTTTCAAAAATTGACTTAGTTCAATTTCTCTACCTGAAACCAACTGGTCTACTGGGTTACAGTTTGTACAAATGATGTTATTATTTCTAGTTCTATCATTTAATGTTCCAATAAAAATTGTAAATTCAGAACTACAAACTTTATGAAATATTTTAAAATTTCTATCAATTGTGTAATCTAAAACCTCATATTCATCAGAGAGTGAACTTCTAAACTTTTCTATTGAATTTAATTGTTTGAATTTAATTTCTGAGATCTGTTTTTTTATTTCTTCTGACTTTGACACATTATCCACACCATACTTATGTAAACAGGTTTTTTTGTACTTATTTTTATACTCCTCAGTTTTTGAGTAGTGTTCAACTCCATATTTTTTTAAAACGGATTCTTTCAAGATGTTTTTTACTACATCTGACTTCATTGGATTATCAACTCCGTACTTTTCAATATTCGTACTTTTAGACTTTATCCCTTTACAAGAAACACAAAAGTAAGATTCTTTAAATCCTTGAGTATAAGAATAGTAGAATCTAAATTCCATAGAAATTATAGATTCACAATTATCACATTTACAGTCTATTTTTACTGGTGAACCCGGTGTTAAGTGAGTTGTTAGAACTTCACACTCTTTACCAACCTCTATATCATATCCTAATTTTTTATAAAAAGACAAATTTCTTGGATGACCCTTTACAATTATGGATTCGTTTACAATCATGTATGTATATATTATAAACCTTTAGCTACTATTCTTTACAAGGAATGTAGACCCTGTCCGTCATTTGATCCCTCAATAGATATCAATTTGATTAAATTTTCGTTATCTCCCTTCTTTTTGTAGATTTCGTTAAATCCCTTGGCGATTCCTCTTTTAAATACTTCAGTAAAATAAGCAAAAGCATTAACTGATTTTTCTTCATTAAAATTATACCAATTCTGGAACATATCTAAAAGACCAGATTGATAACAATCATTTTTATCATCATTAGACCAATAACGCATTTTTTTAATAGTTTCTTTGGCTAATATTTCCAACATTTTTTCAGCTTTTCTAGTAAGTCTACCCTGAGCTTTTGAGACGATCATCTCCACATAGAGATCTTTATTATTTAAGTAAATGGCTTTTAATTTTTTTTTCTAATAAAATTAAATAAATTTTATTTAACGCCTCATTTAAAATTAATTTTAGCTATTTTGAAGAGATTTTCTCTTAGAAGCTATTTACAAATTTTATATAATTTTAAGTCTAAAAGTTTTGAAAATAAAAAATCCTCAAAATTTGAGGATTTTTTATTTTTTTTATTTTTAAAAATTAAAGTTTAATTCTTTCATTATATTGAAGTTCCTTTACAGCTTGTAATTCTACTGATAAAGAATCTTCTCTTTTCTTCAAATTACCCAAAGCTTGAACTAATACTTCGGATTCACCAATCATTTTGATTGATCCTTCGACTTTAGAAATATTGAATTGAACATCTTCTAATTTTAGAGTTATTTCTCTTTCTTTATCTTCAAGTCTTCTTTTAGTTACAAGTTCTTTTGAAAGTTTATTTTCATAAAAATAAGTCAAATCATAGTTCAATTCATTTCTAACCTCATTTACTAATTCTATTGCTGAATCGTATTTAAAGAATGAATTGCCATATCTTTCATCACAACGATAAACGAATGTATTGCTCTTAAAATTAAATGCAAATACTTCTAAAGTAGGATTAATCAAGTTAGATATTCTCTTAACAACATCAAGTTCAACAAAAGAATCTAAATTCTTAGAAACTTCTACCAAAAGTGGATAAAAATTCTTATTAACAATAGGAATTACTGGAGATGAGAATAAATTTTCAAGAGTTGTTTCTTCATTTAATTCATCATCATTAATAAATATTCCTCCTTTCGAAGTAACAGAAAGACCTACAGTTAAGTATTCGGAAATTCTAAAATCAATTCTGCTTTCATTTATTGTGCAAAATTGAAGAGCTGTTTGTAGAGATCTAAGTGTACGAAGTCTTTCTTCGTCTTTTACATTATTTTCTAAAAGTGTTTTTTCAATATTCTCATCTGTCAATAAAAACCAAGAATCTTTGATGAAACAAAGGTGACCTTCTTCAACTTGTTCAACAATTGTATAAACAGATTCGCCTTTACCACCACTCAAAAGATTGGTTTTTTGCTCAGGTGACTTAGATAAATTGTGAACAAATACTTTTATCTCTGGTACCCAATCATAAACAGCTAGCTCATTCAAAATTTTAGCCATTCTATCTTGATCTGTTTCAAGATTAATTGTTTGTAGTAAAACATTAATTGGTTGACGATACAACTCACCTTGATTTTTAGAATTAAGGACATTATATAAATTCTTCAATTCATAAAGAAGTTCATAATTTTTAATATCATCATTTAAACTTTCTAAAAAAGTTTTAACTTGTTTATCATAAGTGAAAGGCTTTAGTTTTTCATTTAGTGAATTAATTATCTGCTTTTCTGATAACTCGTTAGTATAATTAAGGTGACCTTCAATAACATATTCAACGTCTGATTGTTCGAAAGACAATGATTTCTTGAAGTTAAACAGCTCAAGTTTAAGATTCTTCATACTTTTTGTATTTTATTTTTTATATAAACTATATATTACAATTAAAAACTCTTTTTTTTCTTTTTTATTTATTTGGTGACGACGGATCATTTGTTTGTAATCCGGTACCAACTTTCATACTCAAAGGCTGTAGGTTTCCAAACCACCTTGTTCTATATGGTTGAATAACTGATCCATCAGGCTCTTGTTGTATAACTATTTGTAAATTTTCAACATCTCCAGAAGAAGGATTACTTAACACAACTTCAAATGTTTCATTATTTACACCCTCTATAAAGGTACCATTAGGTATAAAATTCGGTATAGAATTAAATTGTTGACCCACTTTAATATCACCGATAGAAACGGTAACTGGTTTGAATCCATAACAAGTTTTTGTGAAAACCGGTCCAACTTTTATAATATTACTACCCTTAATAAGGGCCGCTGTAGTTTCAATTTTACAATCTTTTCTTGATGTAAATGCTGGATAATATGTCTGAACTTCTAAACTTAAAGAGAGTTTTATAGTATTGTCACTTTTTAGATTTTTCTCACGTTGTATTTCAACATTATTCGAATCGGGAACAGTCATCACAGCATCAATATTCATATAATTATGTTCAAAATATATGAATCTATAAAGCCAGAGAGTATTCATAATTTCTTGCGAACACTTGAAAACATCAATTTCATTTTTTAAATAGATTGCTAAATCATAGTTTACTGTTATTGGAATAGCTCTTACTTGCTTCAATAATTTTTTTACCTCAACATTATCTTCAACTACTGCTCTTAACCAAACATTTGGATTTCTAAATTCATCGGATCTTATATTAAAGTTATTGAGTGTTAAATGACCTCTTGGTATAATATCAGTATTCAACTCTACGTATCGATTCTCTGAAACTATGTCATCTTGAAAAGAATCAAGTAGAAATCTCTCATCTCCACTCAGTGAATAATAAATCGGAACTTGTACCGAAATATCACCACTTGTAAATCTGTTTATCCAATTTAATCTACCCTCTAATGTATCGAGTACACAGACTGTCAAATCTCTGAAGAATACTTCATCAAAATTAAACTTTTGACCTATCATGTTAGTATATATAAAAACATTTTAATCTCTATACAATGTCGTTAAAAAATCTACTTCTTTGGGAAAAATACAGGCCAAAAACACTAGAAGACATAATTTTACTCCCAAGAATTAGACAACATTTCGAAAATGGTATAACAAAAAATTATATATTTTCGGGACATTACGGAACTGGGAAAACTTCTTTAGCTAGGATATTAATAGGAAAGTATACAAAGGATAAAGCTTTTCTTGAGATTAATAGCTCACTTTATACATCAATTGAAACTCTGAGAAGTGATGTTGAGAAATTCTGTAAAACTCAACCAATGTTAGAAACAGATGACCCCATCAAGTATATCTTTCTAGATGAGTTTGAAAGGGTTTCTTCTCAATATCAAGATGCGCTTAAAGCCTTCATTGAACAATATCACAAAAATGTTAGATTTATTCTAACTACAAATCATTTGAATAAAATTTCTGATGGGATTAAATCTAGATTTACAATAATTGATTTTGACTGTAAAGATCACACTGAAGAGAAATTTTTAAAGCAAGAAATTTACAAAAGAATTACAAACCAGATTTCTAAGGAAGAAGAATTCTCTATATCTAAAGATGATCTTGTTACTCTGATAAATAAAAAATTTCCCGACTTCAGAGGAATGTTTGTAGAACTTCAAAATCTAAAAGATACCGGAAATCTTAGTCTCGAAACATCAAATATTTCTAATAAATTAAAATTAGACCTATATAATTTTTTATATGATGAATCTGCAGACTTTGAAAAGATTTATCACTTTTTGATGTCAAATTTTGGTCAAGATAAAATTGATATTTTATTTAAACTTCTAGGAAAAAATTTTATTGATTGGTCTATATCTGAAAAGAGAGAAAATATTGATAAACTATTTGATCTTACTTATATAATTTCAGAAAATACTTCAAAGTTAGAGACAAATACAGATCCAATTATTCTAGGAATGACAGTCTTAGGTAAGTTTAGAAAAATACTAATAGGCAAATAGATTATAAAAATATATAGTCTATGGCTGAATTAGACTTTAAAGACCATTATATTGGATATCCAGGTCACCCTAAATTTCAACTTAATAAAATTATTGAGGATGATGCACTAAGGGTTATTGTTCAAAAATATGAAATGATAATCTTTACAAATAAGGGTGAACTTTTGGGCGATCCCGACTTTGGATGTGACTTAATACTATTACTTCATCAAACCAAAATTTCTTCACAAGGAGTTAAGTCTACAATTCAAAAACAAATCAAAAAATACATACCAGAATTAGATCTGACAAATTACGGACTTGAAGTAAAAATATTCGAGGACCCAGAAAGATGGCAAGAAGTTATGCAAATTGATTTCAAAATTTCTGAATTAGAAGTCTCTGCATTTATTGTATAATCCATATTATGGATAGTAATAGTTAGCAATAGTCCATCCACCAGATGTAGAATTTGTACCAAACTGTAGTGTAGATGCAAAATCAGCGTTAAAATTAGGATTACCAACACTAAATCCTGCTAAGGTTGGTGTGGGACCAGTATAGTAGACACTAGAATTAAAAAGAGATGGTGTATACCAAGTGGCTACTAAGAATGTAGGTCTAAAGTTCGCACCTGATGTTCTTGATTGATAGTAAGCGTATCCGAAGTCTCCTAGAACATTATTAAATCCATCAGCTACGGTAGCATAATTAGTACCATATATTACTGAGTCAGAAAGACCAATTATATTAATTCCCTGTTGTGAGAATGTAAATATTTGGAACTGTCCAGGTATAGGATCGGTAGGATTTACCAGTGCCCCAATTGCAACTTGCCTGTAATAAAGTATTCGATAACTTACTGTTAGATTCGCAGAAGTTGAGAATGTTACACCGTAATTCGTTCCTGATGCCAATTTCGAAACTACATTATATGCAAAAGATGGATCTTCAACTGGAACATATGACTGGTTATTTGCAGTATTCGGATTATCTACCCAGTATGCTTTACCACCGCTAGTAACATTAGCTCTTACTCTCACAGTGACAGACTGTGCTGGAGCGAGTGAACCATTCCAATACATATCAAGTCCTGTTACATATGCACTTCCCTGAGTACTCACAACATAAGGATTATTCAAGAATGCAAAATCACCACTAAATTCAATTTTGAACTGATTTACAGTAAATGATGAATTGTTAGTGATCGTATAAGGGAACTCGTGTTGTATACTTGGATAAACAACATTTCCAGAAAGATCAGAGTAAGGTCGATTTGTTGGATTACCAGACAAGTCTGACGAAACAACAGCAAATGCTCCAGCAGACATCGATAAATCTGGTACTGTTGAAATATCTGCGTAAACTACTGGTGTAGTAGCATCTCTATATTGCTTTGTTGTCAAGTTTGCAAATGCTTCTATTTCTTGAATATCCAGTATACCCTTTATCTCAAAATTCTTTCTGTCTCTATAAGTAAGTCCATAACCATTATCAGAGGTTACTTCAATTACTAAATAAGGTGTGATATTAGAATCTACTGTAAAGTTAAACGGCATCAAATTTCTTAATCCGTTAACACCACTTAAATCCCTATATTCTGTTATCTTTTCAACTGGAACTAGATCAATTAACTTCCATTCAGTAATATTTAACCAGTTACTACCAACTCCCTCGTCTAAAACTGGAGATATAGTTGAAAATGTAGCACCAGCTTGTCCAGTCCAAATGTAAATTAGTCTATCGTAAGAAACAACATCGGTCAATTTGTATGCAGTATTAACTTGCCAAACTTCAGCGTTTTCGAATTTTCTTGGATTATTAGTTCTATTGTTACTTACGACCGACTCATATAACTTATCATAATAAACAACTCTTTCACCGATTTGATAGGTTCTAAATGCATACCACTCTCTATAGATTTCATACGTCTTAATATCAATTGTAAAATATTGAGGAAGAAGAGTCTTCGATACTTGCTCATTTATGTAAAAGTCTAAAACACAATTATATACAGTTGATCCACTATTTACTGGTAGCAAATAAGCCTCGTTTAGATCAAATAGAATTGGTGTGTAATTCTCATTTATTCTGAAAATTTGAGCGTCTCTAGTCAAATGTACTAAGGTTGTGCCACCGACAAAATCAGCTCTTCCAGTTATATCAAGTATTTTATGTGTAATTGGTATTATATTCTTCTGAAGCCAATATTTCAATCCTTGTAATTTTTTCTGAACTTCTTCCAAGGTATAGTAAAGAACATTATTACCCTCTTTATCAGTAATTCTGAAAGTTAAATTAAATAAATTTGTATCTTCAAATTTAGGATTTGGAAAAGTATGCTTAATAAAATCATTGTCTTTCCACCCCTCAACAGTATTATCAAAGATATCAGGTATTTCAACTTTGAAAAGTTTACCAAAATTTTCAGACTCATCATCTATATTTCTATAATATTCGTAAAGTTCTAAATCATTATATCCAAAGTAATTTATTGCATTTATAATTGATTTATAGGCTCCGATGTAAGGGTAAATTAAGTGTTTTACCAAAAGCATTTCTTTTCTTTTAGCATTCAAATAATTCCAATCAATTCCCTCTTCTTTTATATCATATTCTTTGAAAATATAAACATCGTCAGATGATACTAATTTACCAACATTATTCAATTCAGTGTGATACCTAACATCCTCTATTTCGGTTTGACCCAATATATTGAATCTACCAATTTCTCTGTCCCAAACTTTGAATCTTACTGATAGGTAGGTTGTATTTCCCGTTTTTGGGTAGTTACTAATCACTGTTTTTTCAGTCTGAAATCTATCAACTGATTTAAAGAAGTCGACTATCAATTCTCTTGTATAAACTTCTCTAATCTTTACTAAATAACCACTGTTAATAGAAACATATTGACGTTTACTATTAGTGACATCTTTAATAAATATCGCCAAATGTTGTCCCCTTTTGAATCCTCTTGTGACTCCTGAGGAGTTCGAAGTAAAAAATGAGGTTGAGTTGGTATCAAGTGATATTTTACCATAAACATCTCCACTTATTCGATCAACGATTGTCTCGATAGTGATTATATCATAATTTGAATTTGTAGTAGTTATGGTAAAGTCAATATCTTCTCTTTTATACAGTTGTAAAATACTTCTTAGACCTCCCTCGTTTTTAGAATTATATCCAATAAAAAGTTGAATAGGTTCTGGTACAACACTTATATCTTCATTATCATCAACATATTCCAGATCGTGTTCTATTGAGTCGAAAATTGTCTGCTGAACAGAAGGGTCACTAATTTTCTTAATATCTCTATTAGCTGATTTATTTAAAACAGGATTTGGTAAAGGTTTTTCACCAGTATATGCAAGAACACCAGTCGTTGGTAACTGAGTTCCTGAGAAATCATAGAGAAAGAATTCGGGAACGTTGTCAGAAAACCATCTCCAATATAAACTAACAATAGGTTCGTCATTAAAGTTTTCTCTTGGTCTTCTTATGTATTCTCTAACGCTCAACCATAAATAATCACGGTCTTTGTAATCAGGACTAAGTGTTCCGTAAAATGTATCGTTAGATGGCGTAGCAACTGTTGTCTCAAGTTCAAAGTATGAACTCAAAACAACTTGAATCTCAATTACAAGATTTGTATCAGGCTGAATTGACCAAATACTTCTTCTATCCGGATTATAAATTAATTTTGTGACAGCACCACCAGGATATGATTGAACATTTTTAGTTTGACCATTTGTAGCATCTATCGTAAGTATTTGTGAAGTTCCACCTATATAAATATCACCATCATATTGATTTAAGGCCTGGTATCCATAATCAGAAGGTGATACACTGAATTCAATTGTAGCGTCACTAAGTAAAAGTGAATTATAACCTAAATTCGACGATGAATTAATCGTACTAGTCAAATTATTAAAAAGTAAACTGTTGAATGTTCCGGTGGAAATTAGCGGTATACTTGTTGCGGTATTATTATCGACTTTATATAAATTAGTGCCTTCATAAAAAGTATAGACTGCTTCGTTTTCTGGATCATAGGCAATTGGATTATCATTACCATATATGAAGTACTGATTAGAAATTGTCCTAGTTGTACCATCTATTCTAAGTAAACCAACAGCATTTGTATTAACATACATATCTTCTTCAAAGTCATTAAAGACCATGCCTAAAGTAGCGAAAGGAGTAGTAATAACTGTTAATGAGTCATTAATATCATAAACATAAAGCTGTGAAGCCGCATTAAATGATACATAAATATCCCCGTTCTTTTTGTTAAGTTGTATAGAATACGCCGTCGAAGCAAAAGAGAAAGAAGCGACCACCTGATGAATAAATGGATCAATTTTATAAAGAGCATTTTCACTCAGAGCATAAATGTAACTTGAAACATTGTTATAACATAGTTCTCTACTTGCTGTTAAACCAGATATATCAATATCAGAAATAACATTTGCAAGAGTAGAATCAAAAACTCTTAAAGAGTCACCAAGTACATAAATACAATTAGCTGGTTCTACATATGATATATCAACCATATTTGCCACACCTTCAAAAGTATTAGAGTTATATGTATTTGAGAAGATATACTCTATACTGAATGATGTGTTGTAAGCCTGTTCATCATACATACCTCTAAGTAAACTTGGTGAGAAAGATGGTGGGCAACCAGTTTGACCCCATCCGATTGTAAATGCTACAGTCGTAAATGGTGCCGATGAACAAAGAGAATCGGTCAATCCCCAGAAAGGACCTTCGTAGCTTAAATTTATAGTATCTGGATTCAAATATAAAGAGTTATATTCTATATTTTGTAGTGGGTAAAACGTCTTATTAATTCCAATAACCTGACCAGTAGCAAAACCAACTTCTTCTAGTGATTCGCCACTAGCTGTTCCAAGTAATATTTCATTTGATGTAATTAATGCACCTAAATTACCAGTTGCCCTCTCAATTATTCTATAATTCTGTATTCCAGGAAGTGAAGACTTTCCAACATTTATATCTAAACTAACTCGTTGACTTTGTTTTTTTACATTAAACTTTAATGAACTGGCAGCGTTAGAAACATAGATTCCAAAATCATTAACGGTTTCAGACCAGTTTTCAACCCAATTTTCAAGAGTCTGAGCAATATCAGGTGTACTACCACTATAAACAACAAGTTCTTCATAAGTCCTTCCGTTTATCTTGATTGATAAATTTTTACCTAAATCAAAAAATGTCACTATGCTATGTTCTATGTAATAATCGGCAGTTGTACCAACTTGAACTGAGAATTCAATCGGAACGTTAGGAAAGTCAGTTTGTAAAGTTATAGTGTTATAATAAACTGACGCATATCCTACAGTAGTCAAACTAGGAAGTATACCTAAAGTGTTTAAACTTAAAAAATGTCTAGTTAACCAATTTCTCAAGGTACTATCGATGGTTCTTTCCATGTCTACTAGGCCTGAAGAATATATCCAATCAATTCTCTCTCCGTAGACCATCTTATTAATTTTTATAATAATTCCAAACTCATCTATGTCTGTGAAAACTATATTATAGTTCCAATTTTCTGAATAATTATAATTAAATTCTTTTGTAAGTCTCTCTTCTACTTGAATACATCTTTCGTAAACAGATTTTAGACCACCCACACTATAAGTAGGACCAATTTCTGTATGGTAGAAATTTACTACTGCATAGTTAGTTGGATAAATTAAATCTGCTCTAAGTGCATAGTCTTTGTAATATAAATCAATATCAAGTATTTTCAGTTCTTGATTAAACTTTTCAACAGTTGATGCAAGTGTTACCTCAACTGACTGAGTAAAAGATTGACTGAAATATAAATGATCAGTTGTCAAATAAATCTCACCTCCGACTAATGATTCATTCACAATCGCACCGGACGAAGAAGAAGGTTCTATAGGTAAATAAGTAGCATTGCCCCAATATAATTCAGAAGTTGTGGTTCCAGTTGGTTGAACTGAGTAAGTAGCACCAGACCAAGTGTATGCTTGAATACACTGATATATTCTATTATCCCAAATTACTTGACTTCCTGTAGCATAATAAGTTAGAGTATTATTTCCTGTGAAAATAGGTATAGAAGTTACTTTATAGAAGTCTAAATTCAAACTTGAATTGGGAACTTTAAATTCCACACCCGGTTTTAATATTCTCGGAACTGGGTTATCAAAGTTTAAAACACTACCCGATGTTGAAAATGAAAGTCCAGCTTTGTAGACTCTCGGAAGGTCAGTTCTTGTAATAACTTCCATCCAGAGAGTAGTATTTTCTGGAATTGAAGAGCAGTTGTATTCAAAGTGTACTATATCCAAGATATTCGGATTTTCTATAGTTACAACTTCAACATCGTCATATTTTTTAGTTCTTCTATAGTTATCATTTTTCTCTGTATTGACTAAGTTTAACCTTCTATACTGATATAATCTATCATAAAATGATGGTTCGTTCCATAATGACAAAGTATCTCTTAGATCAGGAGTTATATAATTATAGATACCTATTATATCAACCCCCTCTACGTAAATATTATCGTAACTTGAAGTCAATCCATAAAGTCCACCATAATTTGTTTCGAATGTGTTATTGTCTAAAAGTGACAGTACACAAATTGCATCTTTTTTTGACCCAACAACTGCATATATCCTATTTGGATTTGTAAATTCAAAAATTGGACTGTTGAATTTAACAAAGGTTCCCTTCTTATACTTTGATTCTATGTTCTTTGAGTAAATCCATTTTGAATAGTAAGCAGACTCTTGATTGACAGGCTCTATTTTAGTAACCGATTGACTCGCAACTCCCGGATAGAAGTGAAATCCATACTCATTAAAAAGCTGAAATTTCTTGAGTGTAAGATAATCTACATTTTCATACTCAAAGGCATCAATTTTTTCAAAGAGATAAAGGGCTTGTGTCTTAAAAGTATCATCAGAGTTTTCAGGAAATAAAATATCACCTTCATATCTTCCAACTGATTGGTTATAATAAAAATTAAGTGGATTTCCTTCTTTATCAAAGAAAACTAAACTCTGCATTTACTGATTCGAATCTATTTTTAATATATATAAAAAGTCCTTTTCTTGACCGAAGTTTAATATATAAAATAAATTAGAATATATTTCGATGAAATATTTAAGAAAATACAACAATGAGGCTCTAGTTTCCGAACATCTTCAGTATCATATTGACAATAATATGTCTATTACTGAAAATATATTCAGATACGGATCAGACTCGTATTTTAAATTATTGAAAGAATCCAGAGAGTTATTCGATGGTGGTCTAATTGAGTTATCAGGTCATGACAAAGAGCTCTTCGAAAGTTCAGATATTGGTAGATTTGAAATGTTTGAAGGCGAGTTAGTACCATTAGATTTACCTCTAGAAGTTTTAGAAGAGGTTAATGAGGCTGAATATAAAGGAAGAGAGGTCGAATTGAACCATCCAACAAGGAGCTCAGGTCCAAAGAAGTATAAAGTATATGTTAAAAATCCAAAAACTGGAAATGTTAAAGTAGTTCATTTCGGCGATGTTTCAGGTGGATTAACAGCAAAAGTATCTGATCCAAAGGCCAGAAAATCATTTGCAGCTCGTCATCAATGTCATTTGAAAAAAGATAAAACTAAACCAGGTTACTGGGCATGTAGAGCTAATAGATATGGACATCTTTGGGGAGGTAAGACATATCCTGGTTACTGGTAGAAATTTAGAGATACATATAATATTCATAATATGAAATATATTACTAAATATAAATTATTCGAAAATTCAGATTCCGATGAAGTAAAGGAAGATTTAGAATTTATATTAATTGATCTTAAAGATATTCAAATTAATTACTCTATAATAGAAAGGAGTAAATTTTTAGATGAACCTCACGAGGATTGGTTTAGGAACACAAGGGTAGAAAGTGGATTTAAAGACTATGTTAATGTCAGTGTGTCTACAAACAAAAATCATATTGAGGAAATTGTCAATATAGTGAAAGAGTGTATTGGTTACATGACCAACCTGGGTTGGAAGTATCACACAACGATTGATAGAGGAGTTAGAATAATTGACTTAGATTTAGATGAGTTAATATCTTTATATAATACAGATATTTCAGAATACCTAGGAGAAATTCACATACACTTTTGGAAAATATGATGTTACCATTCAAAGAACAAAAAATATCTGATAATAATTATATCAGAACATTCTATCAAGATGTTGATTCTGGAGATTTATACTGGCATCGTGATTTTGAAGATAGAATAATTGAATCTATTGAGAAAACTGATTGGAAATTTCAACTAGATGATAAATTACCAATTAATATAGAAGGTGAAATATTTATACCTAAAGGAGTTTATCACAGATTAATAAAGGGTACTGGTGATTTGATGATTAGACTACAAAAGTTAGATTAGTCGTTTTTAACTTTATAGTTCTCATTGTATATTTTTATAACTTCAGAAAACTCAGAAATTATACCACTTTTAAAGTTCTCATTGTCATACTTTTGATTTTCAATATAACTTTTTATAAAATCCTCGTATTCTAACTGAATTGATATTTTAAGTTCTTCTTCTGTAAGTTCTTTATCTTTCTTTTCTTTTTCACCTTTTACAATATCATCTAAGTATTCAACAGATGAGAAATTGCCTACCTCTAAAAGAGTTTCTAACTTTCTTCTAATTTTTCTATTACTAATGAGTAAGTTATTAGATATAACTAGGTCTATATAGTCCTTTGAATTTTTAAGAGAGTCAATTGCATCAATATCATCTTCAGTAACAACTTGCACTTTTTTAAAGACGGGAGAATAGGTGTTAGGTTCAAAATGTACTTCTCCACTAACTAAATCAAGTACTGTAATTCCTTTTTGATCTCCCATATCGTTTCGGTCCATTTGATAGGGTGACCCTATAAATGTGAAGTTTTTATGAGTTTGTCTGATGTGGATGTGTCCCGAGAATACGTGTTTAAATCTATTAAATTCATCTACATCTATCTTATCTGCGTTTCTATGTGCAACAGAGTTTAAATGCATTCTACACCCATTTAAATCACTATGACAGAACAAATAATCTCCTGAATTAGATTGAATCTCTTTTATCATATCTAATCTTTTTTCAACCCACGGCATTAAGACTAATTTACTTCCAAAAACTTCTACACTGGTAGTCTCGGTATAGACTGTAATATTGTCAACAAAATTAAATAGTCTAACTGAATTGACATCATTAGTGCCTTTATTCCAAAGATCATGATTTCCAACAATTAAATGTACTGGTAATATTTTAGAAATCTCAGTTAATATTTTCTCAGCCTTATAAGAAGCAATAATTGGAATAGATGTACGGTTATCATATAGATCGCCACAATGAACGAGTATATCTCCCTCTTTAGCATTTTCTTTTAGATATGGAATAAAAAAATTATAGAAATAGTCTTCCATCATATTTAACCATTTATCTAAATTGTTTAGATAAACTCCGAAATGCCAATCAGTTGTTATAAATACCTTCATCTAAAATATTATATTTTAATTTTATATGAAGAATTCTTAGTTATGTTCAATAAAAAAACCGACACAAAGTATCGGTTTTTTATTAAATATTTCTGAAATTTTATTAATATCCAGCAACAAATGGAGGTGCAATTGTAAATGTACCATCGATATATTCATCAACCCAGTAGTCACAAACAAAGTTTGCGGTTACGTTTGCTAAGATACCTTGTCCTTCATAAGTAAGTGAAGGTGATGATACCGCCTTTAATTGACAGTTTTGGAAAGTTACTCTTCTAAGTACCAATCCTTTTTTATCGTGTTGGTTAACGATAAGTGTACCAACAGTATCTGCCTTATAATGCAAATAACCGTTTTGTGAATTCCAAGCCAAATCGTACCAAGCTCTAAGTGCAGCCCAAGTTTCCATAGAACCGTTATTGTTTACGTTAACGTTAAAAGAAACTGCTAGGTCTTCGATGTGTGTTTCACTTGGACCAGCATTGATGAACGCACGAGTTGAGTACTTCCATCTTTGGTTAGAAACACCAAGAGTTTTGTTGGTTGTATTCAAATCAATTGATAAAGCTTGTTGTAGAAACAAAATTGGGTCTCTACCTTGAGCTTGAAGAATCGTAGGTAACACGAATGTAACCTCGAACAAGTTTAAATATACTGGTTCTTGTGGGTTGGTACCCGGACCACCAGGAGCTCCAGCTACTTGTAACTGGGTAAAATGTGGAAGCGGCATAATTAATTTTTTTATTTTTTGTTTAATCGCTTTGGCAACTATGAATTATATATTTTATCTATAATTACCTCTATCTAATTACATGATTATATATTGATATAAAAAAGTGACTTTTTTCCGATTTTTGGATATAAATTATGTTTTTTTTGAAAAAAACAAACCCAGAGAAACATAATATAAGTATATATACCTAAAAAATAATAAAATCAAATGTCAACTAATAAAGAAATGTCAGAAGAAGATTTTTTGAAAAAACATCTTGAAGAAAGAGAAAAGAAATCCACTGACTTTAATCCAGCTAAAAACATGGCTGAACAAATTGTTGTTCAAAATGTTGATAATACTAAAGTTTCTGACCTTCAGTACTTTCATTTTGACATCAAAGATTTACCTTGTGGCAAATTCTACCCAGCAGGAACATCCTTAATGATAAGACCAGCTATGGTAAAGGAAATTCAATCATATTCAATGGTAGATGATAATAACTTCTATGATATCGTTGAAAAAATGAATGATATGCTACAATCATGTGTTAGAGTTAAATATTCAAACGGAAATATTGGTAGCTACTTAGATGTTAAAGATCAAGACAGACTTTATCTTGTTTTTACTATTAGAGAATTAACTTTTCAAAAAGGTAACACTCTTGCGGTAACAGTACCACACGGCGCAGGTGATGCTCAAATCGATCTTATAAGAGATAACTTTAAATTCCATGAAATCGATGAAAAACTTGAGAAGTTTTTTAATAAATCTAAAAACTGTTATGTTTTCAAAACGATTAATGGAAAAGAGTTCGAATTAACTCCTCCAAACATTGGTATACAAAAAGCCTTCACTGACTATATTATCAAAGAAAATAATGAGAATAGAACTCCCAATCTCGCATTTCTTAAAATTATACCTTTCATGCTTGAAGGTAGAAATTCAATAACTTACGAAGGTATAAAGGCTAAGTTAAAAGACTTCGAAGAAATGGATGATATCTCCTTCCAATTCTTAAACGCAGCAGTTGGTAAAATGACTTTTGGTATCAAAGAACTAGTTAAGAATATCAACGGAGAGGAGGTCCGTGCTGAAATGCAATTTCCCAACGGAGCGTCAGGTATTTTCGTTGTTCATGATGCCTTTGAGGCCTTTATTGAAAAATAAACTTCTTCTTCAAAAGCACTTTCATGTTAACGAATTTTCAATTGATAATTGGCCATTCTGGATGTTAGAAGAAAATATACAAATTGTCAATGAATTAAATGAAGAAGAAGAAAAGCAAAGAAAGCAAGATGAAGATTCACAACAAAAAGGAATGCCAAACTTCAATCCTAATCAGATAATGAGTGGTATGAATAATCTAGGTAGTGGATTCAAACCATAAATAAAATCCCAGAATATTCTGGGATTTTTTATTTTGTCAATATCCATTTTTTATTACCAGCATTATAAACTCTATAAAATCCCCATTCCTCCATAATTTGTTGCTCGGTCTTATCCATATCACCACCAATTTTTTTCAATCTTGATTTTCTCCAATTAAAACGATTTTCTCTTTTTTGATCAATTACATACCAATAACTCGGTGATGATGTGTGTTGATATGAAAATCCTAATTTATCATACATATTACCGTCTGAAATCATATTATCAGAATAGGTTTCAATAGACAATGGATCATACTTTTTTAAAAAGTAACTTAACAACCTAGAAGAACCACCAACAACAGTAGTAAAAATTTTATTACAAAATCTAGTTAATTCATAGACTCCTTCTCTGTGTCTACCTCCTAATGGTAGTCTTAATTTTGAAAATGTCATTAGAGATACCAAAATTCCTTGATAAAATAAACCAATTCTAATAGAAGATTTACAATCACCTTGAAAGTGATTTTCGTTTAAAAAGGCCTTTGAGGAACTATAATCTATTTCTATAATCTCACATTTTCTTGCTGGAATTTTTGTTGATTTATTAAGCTTATTAAGAATAAATGATTTGCAAATCTCTCGTTTGATAGTCCAATCATCTTCCCATATAGTTAAAAGTTTTATATTATTAGAACTTGCAACCTCTCTTTTAACCAAGTGATAGTTCTCATTTTTATATTTAGATGAGTGCCACCATAATCCATTGAATTCGAATCCAATGTTTAGTGATGGAAGAAATATATCTATCTCGTAAGGTTTTATCGAAGATCTATCATCAACTAGTATCTCACCGGCGTAATTTTCTTTGATAAAATTATAAACCTCGATCTGTGATATTGAAGAATTTTCAGAAATAGGAAAGCAGTTAGTACAAATACTAAGACCAGAATTAATTCTATAATAGAATTGGTATGTTAATATTTTAAAATTCCGATCACACTTACAACATTTAAATAGTAGATGTGTAGATATCGATTTTTCAAAACCTAAAAAAACAAACTCATTAGTGTTTATTTTACTATTTATTCTAACAACATAATCATCATAGAAATGAGAAATCGTTTTTGAGTGAATCTCTTTATTTCTCCATGGATGTTCAACTCCATATCTCTTTAATGATGTTAATTTAAAAGTATCTTTAAATGAACTTGATTTAAAAGATTCAATTCTTTTTTGCAATAACTCACTAGAATTACTTGGATTTTCAACTCCCCAATTTTTGATTAAAGTTTGCATTGATTTATCTTGAATTGATTTTAAATTCATAGGTGAATTATGACCATATTTCTCTTGATTAGTTTTTATGATTTTATCTTTTATCTCTTGTGACTGAGCAGGAGATTTTGTACCCCATTTAGATATTGATTTCTCTTCTTTGATCTTCTTTATATTTGGGTCGTCCGAAACACACTTCTTCGAGCAATATTTCAAGTACCCAATCGTTGAATTTTTAAATTTAACTCTATTATTACAATTTGAATTTTTACAAGCTGGTATTGACTTCAATTCATTTAAAACGAGATAAACTTTTTCCTTAAAACTAATATCTACTATTTTATTGATATCACAATATGAAACAATAAAATTATATTCTTCTGGAAAATTTTTATATAAAAAAGATTCTTTGTACAGTTTTCCCGATGGATCCGGGTTTCTAAAAATATCTAAATTCATAAACATATAAGTTTAACATATATATTAAATACACCTATTTTGTTTAAATAAAAAACCCAGATATTCCTATCTGGGTTTTAATTATGTTTATTCAGAATTATGAATTTATAAATCCACCTGCTGATATAGCTCCTGTTCTCAAGATAGTGATATTATTAACGATAATACCCATACCCTTAATAGGTTCTACATATGTATCAAGAACACCGATAGAGTTCTCTATGATTTCAAGAGTGTTATTTTCCTCGTCAATCTTGTTGAAGTAGTTGAATAAACCATTTTGAGCAACATACTTTTCACAAATTACGTCAGCCGCCAACTTGATTTGAGATCTAGTCTCAGGTGAGTTGACTGTCCATTGGAAGTCTAACAACATTCTTGAAAGTTCTCTTTCGAGTTCAATCAATACTTCTCTAACGTGTATTAATGAAAGAGCTGACTTAACAAGAACTTGAGCTGTATTTTCAGTCTCAATTATAAATCCTCTGTTTCTCTTAAATGTAAGAGGGTTCATCTGAGCTTGGTTCAAATATTCCAAATCAGATGGAGTGAAGATTTGTTCTAGGTCAAGTATTCCATTTATTCTACCGTTATTAACACCCGCAGCGATAGTCCAAGGAGTTACACTTGTTGTAGTGCTCTTGTGCTTTCTCATAAAGGTCAATCCAACAAATGGTGCTGGTGGTACATCTATGTTTCTACCATTATCATCGATTGTAACGTATGGTAAGAAATATCCTACTGTAGTTACACCAACTCCCTTACCAAATGAGTACAAGAAACTTGGATTTGCTTCAGGGTTTGCACCAAGAGCCACATATTCAAGTTGTACATTTCCAGAATCGTCCTTAAACGATGGGTTTGAAGAGTTTTTGAATTGCTTCAAAGATGGCATGTTTATGATACCAAAAGCATCTAAACGATCACCACAAATATCAACTAATTGTTGTTTTGAATCTGCTGATAATCCTAATCCAAATGAATCAACCAAATATCTAAAGTCGAATGCTTCTTTATTTGTCAAAGCTTTGAATAGAGTAGTTCCTTTATTAACAACAGCTAAGATTTCATTCAATCTAGTATCAGTTCCATCAGGTAGAGAAGCCTCTCTAATTCTGAATCCTTTCAATATGATACCCTTATATGTTGTAACATAGTCATCGATTTTAGTAAATCTGTTAGTCTGCTTATCACCATTGATATCTCTAACTTTAATTGCTGAATCTGTTGACAACTCAATATAAGTTGTATCATTTGGCCAAAGTTTCTTAGTTAATATTCTAGTAAGCTTCTTCGGCATTTCATCAGCTCTTAAAATTGTCTCATCAAATTCGGCTTCAAGGAAATCACCAACTTTAACTTCGCCGTATCTGCTTCTCTTAACAAGAACTTTGTTTGGAATAGGTGTCCAACCAGATGGATATTCAAGTTCCAAAGTTTGCTTATAATTACCTTTCTCAGATTTGATAAACAGTGTTCCGTTTGTTGCTAAAGCGCTTCCAACTGTAGCGTTCTCTGAACTCAAGATTGAATCAGTTGACAAATCGGATTGTTTAAATTCTACTGTCAAGTTACCACTGTCATCTGTTGAATTTACTAAGTAAATAGGTGACCCGCTAAACTCAGTGTTGTAACCATATACTTTATCAACATTTACCATCTCATCTGTTACAACTTCTTTCACTTCATATGCAAAGTAGCTATAAGATGCGGTGTTGATACCTTCTTGTAATCCATTGCTGTAAGAACCAATCAAGTAAGCTCTACCACCAAGTGCGCCAGTTGCGTCAGCAGGTAATGTAAGTCCATTTTCGATTGCTAATCCAGCGTCCCATTTCGCAGTAAACACACCTTTGTTTAATGTTCCACCTACAAGGAATTGATATCCATAAACTGGATCAGTGAACTGATCGCCAGCTAATCCTGTGTCAAAGTTAGCAAGATAAGATTTGTTTTGTGTAGTGTATGTACCACCTTCTGTAACTTTGAACATTAAGTAGTTATATCCATCTAAAGATGCTGTTATTCCAGCTCCTTCGATGAACTGAACTTCTACTCCTTCCCAAAGTTCATTTTGGAAGAATACATCACCAGTACTGATATTTCCTTGATCATATTGAGTATAGTAAGATGAATACTTACCAACAACACCAATAGAAGCAGTAGAACCATCTAACACTGGTATAGTATTTTTAGTCTCAAGACCAATGTAGTCAATCAAGAATTCATCGTCGATTTTGTAGAATACTAATTCGCCGTAAGTTACTAATTCAGCAATCTCAGCACTTGTCAAACCAGTTGACATAACAAAAGATTTATTTACAGTTGTTCCAGTTTGGAAACTTCTGAATGAAACTTCACTCAAAGGCTTTTTGGTAGTCGTAGTTCTTGGATCAAGTAAAACAAGTCCTTTGAACGTATTAGAAGTATTAATATAAGTTAAGAGTGTATTAAACATCTTGAACTTTCTATATTGCTCATAGTTTTTAACATCTGGAGTCGAATTAGTATTCAAGAATGTGATAAGAATATCACCTTCTGCTAAAACTTCAGTCAATGTAGATGTTGTACTGAGAGTATAATCAACTCCAAATTGAAGTGGAATGTATGCCAAACCACCACCACCAGTTGTAGCATCAACTGTAACGTCGGTGATACTAGCAGTCGCAGACGCTCCTCCGGAGAATCTACCTCCGTATAAGCTAACTGTACCCCAGCTAAGAACTACATCGTTAGCTGATACAGTAACCTTAGTATTTGGAACTGTAGACTTCTTAACTTGAACATTACCATTTGTATCAAGTACATATGCAATATTGTAAGATTGTGTACCTGAAGTTGTTGGTAATTGTGGATAATCTGTATACAATAACTCTAAAGATTGTGTACCAGAAGGTATTGAAACCAATGACCCACCAATTACAGCATAACCATTATCTGATATAGAGTCAACTGTATAGTTAGCCGTAACACTCGAAGATGTTGTGATAAGATCACCACTTCTAAATAAATCATTAACATATCCCTCAGAGAACCAGTAAGTTCTATTTGGCCACTTAATGTAATTTAAATTTGTATCATCATTTGGACCACTAACAACACCACCTCTAACAACTCCAGAGTCATTCAACGAGTGAGTGAATCCGCCTTGTGCCGAACGAGCACCAGCGTTAGATAACAAAGTCGAGTTAGTTCCGAAAAGACCAAATACGTTACCAGGTCTGTCGAGTACTTTATTAGTAATAGCGATTGTTTCTGTAATTTGTTCCTCATATGACAAGAATTTAATAGAAAGTTCTCCATCCGCAAGACCATCATTAGCATCTAATGATTGATAGTAAGTTGCTTCTGAACTTGGTGGATTACTGAGTAAGTTATCACCAACTAATGAATTACCTATCAAGTCAACTAGACCTGTTGGGTAGTCGGTTTCGAAAATTTCGTTATTAAATGCACAGAATAAGCCGGTTTTGTCAGTATCTTTATTAATTACAGATTCTATAAATATGTTTCTACCATTTAAATCTCTAAAATATGGAATCAAAGATACACCTTCGTAGTAACCTAATAGTGTTACGTTTCTATCATTTGCAA